GCCAACCTTCGACGCGCGATCTCGTAGTGCTCGGGCTTCCCTTCACTCGTGATGCAGCGTCGGCCCTCTTGCGCGCATGCAAGGGCGGTGGTGCCGCTGCCACAGAACGGGTCGACGACGAGGTCGCCGGGCTCGCTGTAGTCTCGGACGATTGCGCGCATGAGGCTCGTTGGCTTTGCCCCGACGACACCGAAGCGCTCCTGTCTCGGCTGATCGGTGTAATGCCCCGGTCTATATCTCGTGATTGCCTTTTTTCTCGGCCTGGCAATCATAATCCATTCAGATGATGACGACGGACCATCTGCTGTGAATCGCGGGGTACCACCATCCGACTTGACCCATGGTATGGGCTGAAACGTCATCCATTTCGCCAGGCGGCACTCCTCCTCAAGCCACATCCATTGCTGATGATCGCAAAAGATCACGACCCATCGGCGGGCTACGGACACAGCAAATAAGGCGACCTCACGCGTTTCGCGCTCTGACAATCCATCGTATTTTATCGCGTCATCAACCAGCGTCCCCCTGCCGATGACAGCGCCGTCAGCGCCGCGCTTTAGCGTCCCTGATCTATGACCCTTTACCGTCCGTTCGCTGTATGGAACGTCGGTTATGAGCGCATCACACGTCGTCACATCCGCCAGCACGTCTTGCCAGCGGCCTAGTCGCAGGTCGATGGGTGAGGCGGTCATCACTCACCCTCTTTCGTCGGCGCCTTCATCGCGCCCATGATGCGTTGTACAACTGCAATTGCGGCTTCTTTGCTGTCGCAGACTTCGACGACGTCGCCGAAGGCTCGCAAGCGTGCATGGATCTTCTCTTGCGACTCGCGAGCCTTCCCGCCTCGTCGTTTCATCTCGATCCACAGCCTGAGCTCAGGCACATGGAGATCGGGCATGCCGGCCAAGACGCCTTCGCATTTCAGTTTGGCGCCGTCGGTCTTGTGGCCACCGTTGGGGATGGCGTAGATCAGATACGGTGTCTGCTGCCTCATCCACATGACGAACTCGCGTTGCTCGACGTGCTCACTGCGTACTTTCATCCCACGCCCTCCTCGTGATCCGCTTGTACTTTCCATCCACGACGTACTGAATCCACCTCGGCGCCTTGGCTGCGGTCATCGCCTCACACAGAGACTCAAGGTCGCCGGACGCCAGCACGCCAGGTGGTAGCGTGACCTCTTGCGCGATCTTGGCGATGTCGTCCCACGCCTTGCGCTCAGGCGTCCCACCGTGGTGAACGCAGAGGTATTGAACGACGGGCGGGTCAGAGAGGACACGGCCATAGTAGGAGACGGCGATCATGTCGACGGGCTTCTTCTTCGCCTGCTGCACTCGCCAACGCCAACCCTTGACCTCAATGGTCTTGGCGTCTTCTTCCCACCCCATGATGTCGTCGTCGTGGAGCACCAGCGCCGCTTTGGGCGCCGGCCCCTTCGCCGCCAACTCAAACGCGGCACCGCACGCCGGACACACCGTGGCGAACATCAGGCAGAGCTCGTCGCAGGCGTCGCAGACCTTCATTGGCGTGTCGCCGGCCTTGCCCTTGGCCTTCGGCGGGTTCACCCTCGTGATGGGGCCATGGCGTGAGACGACGCCGACGAAGTCGAGCACCAGACAGTGATCGGTGTGCGGCTTGATTCGCATCCCTCGGACGGCGCTCTGTAGGTACAAGCCCGGCGACATGGTGTCCCGAAGAAACACGATGCAGTCCAGCGCCGGGAAGTCGTAGCCCGTCGTGAGGATGCCGACGTTGCAAAGCGCCCTGATCTTGCCTGACTCGAAGTCTGCGATCTTGCGCTTGCGCAGGCCTACGGGGTCGCTGCTGTCGACGCTATCAGCGGTGACGCCAGCCTCACGGAAAGCGCCAGCGACGTCGGCGGCATGCTTGCGGCTTGAGCAGAACACCAGCCAATGGCGATAAGACTCGGCCCGTGCCTTCACCTCGGCGACGACCGCCGCGTTGTTCTCCAACGTGTTGAACTTTGCCGCCATCTCGGAAGCGATGAACTCGCCTCCAGACTTATGGACTCCCGACGTGTCCATGTGAAACTCCGTCTGCTTCGACCTCAGCGGCATTAGCTTCTTGCGGTGGATGAGCTCTTCGATGGACACCGGCTCAAGGATGAGGTTGAAGATCGGGCTCTCGCCATCAGTCAGCATGCCCTGGCTCAGGCGGTACGGGCTCGCCGAGTAGCCGCCGATTCGCATGTCTGGATTCGTCGCAAGCAACGCGGACACCAACTTGCGGATCGCGCTGTCGTCGTCGTCCGACATGTCTTGCGCTTCATCGATCAGGAAGAGATCGATGTGCCCCAGCCTCGAGGCGTGCTTCGCCACTGACCCGGTGGACGCGATGATGATGGGCTCGCCCCACTCCTTTTTGCGCAGCCCCGAGCAGACCACCCCCATCGGGGCGCCGGGCCACAACTTGCGCAAAGCGTCGGCGTCATGCTTCACCAGTTCCATGGAGCGGACGACCATCAGGACGCGCGACGTCGGCTTTGCTGCCATCGTCTGGCGGATGATCTCAGCGTTGACCATGCTCTTGCCCGACCCACCCGGCATGGCGAGCACAGGGCGCACCTGTGGCCCCGCGCGCATGGCCTCCCAAAACTGGTCGATGGCCCTGACTTGATAGTCGTATGGCTCAAAACGGCATGAGGTCATCGTGCAACTCCCATCCATTGCAGCCAGTGCGTTGAAACCCGAGAGGGATCCCGTCACGCTCGAACTTCTCGCACCGCCAAGTGTCGTCCTCTTTGGCCGTCGACCACGCGCAGATGCGGCAGTTCTTGGCGGCGACGCCGAGGTTTTGGTGGCAGTACTCGTAGGCGTCGCACATCTTGCACTGGTACCAGGTGGGGTCCGTCGACAAGGGCGGCGGCAACTCATCGGCCAAGGCCAAGCGCTTGCCCCGCGCAACGGCCTTCTCGGCGATCACCTTGTCCAGGTGGATGCGTTCCACGTAGAGGCGATCGTCGTCCTTGCAGACCGCCATGTAGAAGGCGCGGTCGACGCCGGCGCCGAGCATGTAGACTTGGCATTGGACGTAGTGCATTGGCTTGGACTTCTCGACGCCGTGCTTCTCAAGATCGTTGAAGCTCTTGGCGCTGTGCGTCTTGAACTCAGCAACGTGCGGCTTCTTTGGCGCCTCTGGGACACCGGCGTCGATGATCCCGTCCATGCTGCCGGACACATGCGAACCGAAGTCGACGCGGTGCTGGCCATCGGATGACGGGCGGAAGACAAAGCCAACGGCCATCAGGTCTTTGACGATCGTGGCCTCTTCCATGTGACCGCGCCTGAAAAGCCGCAAGATGCGTCCAGGGTGCTTTGCGGGGAGGGCCCACCGGAACGACAGCCACAGCCATCGATCACAAGCGTGGCCCAACTGGCTCACGCCCATGTGGGGTCTTGGCGCTTCGCGGACCGCCTCGTGATGGGCGTCGATGGCGGCGATCGTTGGGTTGGTGCGTTGCGGGATGGCGGTCATGGTTGGTCCAAAGAAAAGGGGCCGGGGTCGCAGGCACCCCGGCGCGGGGTCAACGGATTCTAATCTGCGGGCCAGAGATCGAGTTGTCGTCGACGGTGTTGGCGATCGCCTGCAGGGCCTTTGCGATCGCCTCCAGCGCCTCAACCTTGCGACGCTCCAGCGCCTCGGCCTCCGTTTCGTTGCTTGGCCCCGCCATCACTTCTCCCATGGCGCTTTGCCTGCCGCCGCTGGCGCCGTCGATCCACCTGACGCCGCAGGCATCGACCCGCCCGCCTTGGCGCGGAACGCCTTGACCTCGTTGCTGTCGCCATACTGCTCCGACGACTTGACGGTGAGCTTCATCTCGCCGGACTTGCCGATCAGTTGATCGGTGTCCTCAAGCTTGGCGAGGCCAACGGCGCGCAAGAGTTCGCCGAGTTGTTGGGCGCCGATCTCTTCTGCCTTGGGGTTTGGGTTGGTGAGGTTCAGGTTGCCAAAGACCACGCGCCCCTGATGCGATGGGCCGGTGACGTCGTAGCGCACCTTGAGGTAGGTGCCGGTCCCTGCCTTGGTGTCTTTGAGATCGGCCTCAGTGATGGTGAAGCCGTACCAGCCGCCTGGCAGCGGGCTGAAGTCGCCGCCGTTGCCCTTGGGCATGTCTTCGGCCACATATGCTTTTCCGAGTTTCGCCATGTTCAATCCTCTTTCTTGGTGGTGAGAGCAAAGCTCGGGCGCCCCGGCTTGCTGGTGATCGCGCCCAACAGCGGGCGCGTGATGGACTCGTCTGCGGCTTTCCATGCCGCTTGATTGATCTCCGGCTTCCACCGGAACAAAGACCGCAGGTGCTCGGTGAGGCCCGACTCAGCGGCGAGCTCTTGCAGCTTGTCCGCATCAACCTTGCGATCGATGCGCCCGGTGATCTTGATCGGCCCATGGTTGCTGGTGCCCTCAAGGTCATCGGCGACGCCGAGCAAGGCGCGGATCTCATCCTCGACACCACGACGGAGTTCAGTCGCTTGGCGCTCGGATTCTTTGGCTTGGGTCCAGACGGTGATCAGTTCGTCGAGGGTCATTGGGCCACCATCCCAACAAGGGCCTTCATGATTCGACGCGCCTCGGTTTCGATCAGGTCATCCTTGGCAAAGCGACCACTGCGCTTTGCGTATTGGGTCAAGGTGTCACCCGTCTCAGCCAGTTTGGCCTTGACCCGCTCTGTTGCGGCTTCTTTGACGACCTCGGAGATGATGTTTGAAATGTCGTTCACACATCACCTCGAATCTTCTTGATGATGGCGCCGAGGTCGGGGGGCTCTACGGCATCCAGTTTGCCGCTGCGATCCTTGGCACTCCACAGGCCATCAGTCGCCGTGAGAAGCGCCCGCCCATAGGACTCGATGCGAAGCGCAAAGACCTCGTCAAAGAAGTAGGGCAGCTGTTGGGCGAACTTGTTGCCAGGCAGGCTTGGGGCGTAGGACACGCTACCCAGCTCGTCGGTGGACTTCTCCATCTTCGCCGAGAAGTAGACATGGCGATCAGGCAGGTCGCGGAAGGCGCGGATGAGGTCGCCCATCTTGTCCTGCATCTCGCCGTATGCCTTCATCCCGTGGATCTTCTTGCCGTCGATCTTCACTTTCTTCTCGGCGGACAGCACCACCTCACCGATCTCGGAGATCGAATCGAGCGCGATGCTTTCGAACCCCTTGGCCTCTTCTGACGACGTCGCCCAAGCGTAGGCGTCGTACAGATCAGCCATCGTTGTGATCTCGATGTAGGGCAGATCGGCGCTCTTCAGGGAAAGCAGCCCGGCCTCCGCCGACAGCACGATCGGGTTGGGCAGGGTTTCGATCAGCCGCGTCTTCCCGGCGCCTGCCGCACCGTAGACGAGAAACTTCACCTGACTTGCACCGAGTGACCCGGTGCGTTTGAGCGCAATGGCCATCATGGCCTCCTTTGTGAGCGTGGTCCGGTGATCGGGTTACGCTTTGTGCTTGCTACAGTGCGCTCGCCTGCGCATGCTGTCAAGCATGAAAACGCTACTGACTCCAGATCAGCTTCGCGCGGCGCTGAAAGACCGCGTGCTTTCCGTGGTGGCCGAACGGACCGGCCTCCACGCCTCCACGTTGTACCGCCTCGCTGACGGGGAGCGCCCTTCTCTTCACACTGTCGAGGTGCTTTCGGAGTACCTACAGCGACCTGCAACAAGGGCCGAGGTCACCAATGGCTGACCTCGTCCGCCTTCTTGGCCGCGCCTTCACGCCGCCGCGCGTCGATCATCTCCCGCCACAAGAGCAGCTGGCCCGCGCAATGGAGATGCACGGGATCACCCCGCCGACCCCGATCCACCTCGACGGGCGCCTACACCGATTCAAACTTGACGCCAAGGACAAGGCCCGGTCCGGCTGGTATGTCGCATACAATGATAACGTCCCCGCTGGGTCTTTCGGGTCATGGCGTGACGACGTCAAAGAGAGCTGGCGCGCCGACATCGGGCGGCACCTGACTGCTGCGGAGGAGCTCGAACACGCTAAGCGCATGGCCGAGATGAAGGCGATCCGCGACGCCGAGACAGAGAAGCGCCACGAGGTTGCGGCCAACGTCGTCGAGACGATATGGAAAGACCTCGCCCAAGCCCCCGCAGATCACCCCTATCTGACACGCAAGGGCATCAAGCCCCATGATCTCCGCGTCACTGGCGACGGGCGTCTCGTGGCCCCGATCTTTGATTCGGAGGGTGATCTCTCGTCGCTGCAATACATCAACGACCAAGGCGCCAAGCAGTACCATGGAAGCGGCGCGGTCGACGGGTGCTTTGCTCAGATCGGCGATCTGACCCCAGACACGCTGTACATCGTCGAGGGCTACGCCACCGGCGCCACCGTCCACGAGGTCACTAAGCGCCCCGTCGTCGTCGCATTCTCAGCCTACAACCTCGTGGCTGTCGCCGGCCACTGGGCAAGCCAAGCAGACGTCTGCGTCGTCGCTGACAATGATCGATCAGGCGTGGGCCAGCGCTACGCCGAGCAAGCCGCCGCCAAACATGGCGTGCGCTACGTCGTGCCACCGACGCTCGGCGACGCCAACGATTATGTGCAGTCCGGGCGTGATCTCGCCGTGCTCTTGGCGCCTCGAGACACCAGCGACTGGCTCGTGGCTGCTGATGATTTCTCTGCCCAGCCGGCGCCGTTGTCGTGGCTGGTCAAGGGCTGGCTGCAGGCCATGGCGTTGCACATGGTTCATGGGCCGTCCGGGTCCGGCAAGACTTTCCTCGTGCTCGATTGGTGCTGTCATCTCAGCGCCGGCGCTGTCCTGTGGCATGAGACGAAGGTGCGCCCCGGGCCGGTCGTGTATCTGGCCGGCGAGGGCCACCACGGTCTACGCGGGCGGGTGGCCGCTTGGAAGGCACACCACGGGATCGATCACCTCGACATGTGGATCAGCCGGTCCGGTGTGGACCTCGACAAGCCCGACGGGCTCCGGCAGGCCCTCGACAGCCTGCGGGCGCTCCCCCGACGCCCCTGCCTCGTGGTGGTCGATACCCTGCATCGGTTCCTTGGTGGCGATGAGAACAGCGCCCAAGACGCCAAGGCGATGCTTGACTCATGCGCGGCGATCATGGCCGAGGCTGGCTGCTCGGTGCTTCTGGTCCACCACACCGGTGTCAATGAGGAAGCGCAGGCCCGAGCTCGTGGGAGCAGCGCATGGCGCGGGGCCCTCGATATTGAGATCAGCCTGTCGCCAGCCAAGAGCGATGGCCCGATCACCGTGACACAGCGCAAGAGCAAAGACGCCGAGGCTACCCCCCCGATCCATGGCGAGCTGGCCAAGGTCGAGATCCCCGGCTGGGTGGATGAGGATGGCGAGCCGGTCACAAGTGCCGTCTGGGCGGCCTCTGTGGCCCCTGTGGCGCCGGTGAAGGAGAGCCCGGCCCAGAGGAACCGCAAGACCGTGGAACGCGCTTGGTGGGCCTCTGGGGCCGAGGTGCGCGATGGCCTCCCCTACATCGCCCGGTCGGCCTTCAAAGAGTTTTTGGCCGAGGCCATGGGGTGGACCGAGGGCACGATCGCCCAGAACCTCAAGCCCTCCGCTGCGCCCGGCATGGTGGTCCGAGACATGCTTGATGGGGCGTTTTTCAAGCCCCATGAGCATGGATGGGTCATTTCTGACCCGGTCCGGGCGTCTGCACTGATACTGTCTAAGCGTTCAGGGTAAGAAACGTAAGAGGCTGGAAAATGCGTACTTACTTACACTTTGGCAGGGCGAGTAGTAGCGTAAGTAAGACCCCCTTCTTCTATAAGAAGGGGGGCTTCTTACGCTTACGCTGCGGGGGGTGGGTGTACCGGGTG